CTAACTGAGCTAAAGTTTTTTCAACTTTTGACTTTGGTAGTTGAACAGACATATTTTCAAAGTCTGTCGAATTTTCCACTTTTTCTTTTTTGAATAATTTGAACATCTTACTTTCTCCCTTTGAGTTTGATAGACGAGTAAGCTCTGCTTCTTTGTCTAAATTGTATTGTTTAAAATCCTCTGGTGTTAATATTATAGAATCAGAATATCTAGGATTAGGAACAATGGCAAGATGATCATATTCAGCATCGGCTACTTCGTAATCGTACTCTACTCCATGCCATATCCCAGAACCTCTCTTGTCTCTTATCATGTAAGCGTTCGACAAAGTCCATCCTCTTTTGATTGCATTAAATCCCTCGTCTGTGTAAACGAGAAATTCTGACCAGTGATTTCCATCAAACTGATTATAAAAGCTGCGAACAACTACTCCATCGGCTTCCTGAACGTTGTCATGTTTCGCATCACTATTATGCATAACATACAGTGGTTTACCTTGATACGTTCTGTCCATCTTCTTGGCCGTATCACTGGAAACGTAAATCATTGAAGGAGGGTCACTCTCTTTGTACTCTGCAACTCCGTCTTGGAAGTGTAGTCCGTAAAAAATCTTTGGAACAGCATTTTGTATTTTCATTTTAAAACCTTATAACTGGCTTTGGTCTACACCTACAGCCATAATCCTCACTTGGATTTTTCCTATCGCCTTTCTTGTTGACAACAGGAGGGTTGCTAAATCTTTGACGTGTACCATTTAGCCTTGCATGGCCCTCACGTACTGGACTAGAGGGAGAACCAACAACAGTCTGCCATATATACTCGTCGCATCCTATTTCATTGTAACGGCTTTCTCTGAATTTCGCTAGAAGTAAATTGCTCTCTTGACGGGCTAGAAAGGTTGCCTTTGACTGGCTTACTCCATAACTTGCCTTAATTTTTTTCGCAAGTTTTTCGTACCTGTGTCCGTCGAAAACATTTACTGCAACTTCGTTTCGCAGCTTTACTACTTCGTTTTCAGTAAACTTTTTAATCTCATAATTCATGTTTTGAGTGTATTTCTCTGCTATGTCCTGAATGTTTTTTTCTGTTAGCTTGGGAGCAAGTATTACCCCCTCAAGGCTTTTATTAAAGTCTTTATCCATACTATGAACTGCTTTAGAAACTATGCTACTCAAGTCAACTGGTATCGCTGCGCTCTTGTCTAGTACTTCTTTGATCTTTGCCTGTATCTTATCAACGGCTTTCATCCAAGCGGCTTCGCTTGTTCTTATGGCCAAATCGACTTCTCTTGGCAGTTTTTTAGTTGGTATTCTGAAAGATCCTCCGTGCTTAGTACTCCATTCAGCTCCAAGCTTTTTAATCTCTTTTGATATCTTGGCATTGAATCGCCCCTTGAAATAACCTCTATGGAATGTGACTCGCCCTTTGTGTATGGCAAGCAATAAGTCATCCAAACTATTTGAAATTAAAGACTCTTTTGTGTGTTCCTTTAAAACCATGTAGATAGGCTGATAGATTTCACGCTTGAAATAATTTGCGATTTCTCTATCAATCCTGTCTACGTATCTTTGATCTAGGTCTATTGGATTTAGAACTGCTTCATTCGGCATTGTCTTGCTTCTCGTACAACTTTAACTTATTGTCGATGGTACGGAGTGAAACACCAAGTTCGGCGGCTACTTTTGTTTTGTTTCCTTCGTGAAACTTTAAGCATTTAAGAATTACTTTTTTTTCAAGCGTCCTAAGACTCATGCCTGAACACCAAGTTACTTTACTCATACTTTACAGCCTTTTAAAAATTAAATATTTCAAAAGAGAAGTCCAACTCACTTTACGTGGTGTATACCTGTAACGATCAATGAACTTCTCTTTTCTTTTACTCATAATTATTTTGATTCAACGAATCCCTTTCCGTTAGGGCCTGAAACATATCTCTTTTTAGGGTCTAGCTTTTTAACATCAAAGATAACTCCCGACTTAGCTTCGACTTTTCCTTCCGCTCTCAAAGAGGCAATTGTCGCATCCTTCGAAGCCATCTCGCCCTTAAGAGCTTCAATCTCTTTTGCTTGCTCTTCAATTCTTTCGTGTAGCTCATCTGCAATCTCTTGACCATCTTCTGAACTTTCACTAATTCTTGACTCAACAATCTTATCTAGCTCTGCTGATAATTCAGGGTGAAGCTCGATAATAGCTTCCATATTCATCCCTAATAGCTTTGCCTTGAACTCTGCCTCTCTTGCAGCTTCTAACTCTTTTTGACTTGGTTGATTTTTGTTTCCCATTCTTTCCTCCGAATTGTTTTATTTTAATAGTCCTCCAAAGACTAAACTTTGGCAAATTTTTCCGTTCTTTTTACTTACTCTTAATGTGAGAAATCATCACGTCACCCAATCCTGTATGAGCGTGTTCGTAACTCAAGGCTTCGTGATCTTTTGAAGTATCAATCCATTCCCACTTCTCAACCTCTTTATCAGGGTCATTCTCGCTAGTAGCTTCAACTTTTGGAATCTGTGCCTCGTAAGCATAAAGCATTGTTTCCTTCCCTGTTTTTCTGGAAATCATAACTCTCTCGCCCATTTCTTTTAGGTCGCTCCTTAAAAGCCTTATGCCTGACTCTTCAAACACTTCCCTTATGGCCCCATCTTTTGCGTCCTCGTCACCTTCCAAGTGCCCTGCTGGGCAAGTCCACCTTCCGTTATCTCTTCGTTTACCCCTTAGAACTTCATTACCCGACATTACGCAAACGACTGAAACTCTATCCATTTTTATATTGCGATTAACATCATTAACTGAATTTGAAACAGGTTCCTTTACAATGTCTGCCGTTGGCTGCCCTAGCTCATCATCGACGTTGTCATTCTCAAGTTGAAGAGGTAGTAATTCATTTTTATTACAAGCTTCCCTAAACTCAAGCCTCGAAATTTCCCCTGCCTGCCTAGCCTGTAAAGTCCTGTTAAACTGAGAGTTCTTAACGTTCTCTTGGTCTGCGCTAGATAAAACTCTTAACGGCTGATACTCAAAGGATAAATCATCTGGAACAAAACCGAATAATTGCTGACATCTAAGTTTAAGCATCGTCAAAATTACTGGCTTCCCTTTTGATCTTACTCCTGACTCAATAGTAGCATTATAGTTTTCTATATCGTCTTCACCGCTAGAGAATCCTGCGGCTGAAATCCCAAACAACTTCGTTAACGGCATCCGAACATCACTTGCTATCTGCATCCTGATACCGCTCATAACTTCTGATAGTCCTGCAAACGATAACTGCTTTTGTTGATAATCGTCCTCTGCATCCATAGTGATAGCGTGTTTGTAGTTCTTTTCTTCGTTTACTAAAGCGGTTCTATTTCTTATTTTCTCTGTGCCATCCTTTGTGTGAAGAGCCATTGACAAGCCTTTGATTCTAAAAATATCAATCTTAAACTCGTCTAAAACCTCAAATGATAAGTCGGTAGATTTTAAATACTGATTAATCGATCTAACTAAAGTCTCAACAATTGAAACTCCCCACCCTCGCAAGCGTGGGCGAACGAAGCTTGGAGCTTTAATTCCTTTCATTAAAAGGACTCTTGATTTATGAACTTGCACTCCATAATAATCGTAGTATTCAACATCTAATTCACGGTTATCAATAGCAGCTGCGTAGTCTTTTGTATTTTGCTTTGAATAGTAAAGCTCCCACATATCCAAGTCTCTAAACTCTAGGGGTGTGTCCTTGTCGATCGTATCCCAATTTAAAGGCTTGTTAGGCGGCTGATCTGTCATAATTAAAACGGCAGCACCACCAAAAAGCCTATTCCACTTTGAAGCCTGACTGAATGTTTCCAAGTCGTCTTGTTGCTCCATGCGAGTTTCGAGTAATTGAATCTGTTCTTCATCTAGTTGCTTCGTTGAAATATTTATACCACCTCGAAGTCCATCCTCCACAGGAATATCCACAACAGTTTTCAAAATTCCAATCTCCACATAGAGCTGAGAAAGCAGTTGTCTTAAATTTGATACTAAGTACCACCTGTTATTTTTAAATAGTGTATCGGCTTGAGAGAGCTGCACTCCAGAGCTACTAATTCCTAGCGCATCCCTAAGATCATTTTCCATTAACGGAGGTATGGAATTTCCAATCATTTCCTCTTCTGCTTGATTTTTAGCATTTTCCATTAATTGAGAATTTGTTACTTGAACTCCTTTATTTTGAGTCTTGTTCTTTTTTCTGTTTCGCTTACTTCCCATGAAAACCCCTAATGTATCATTGTTTCGTTGTATAGTTTTTCAAGTCCAGACATTATTTCGTTCTGCTCCCTGAACGATTGTATCTTTCTTCGGTTTTTGTGCATCTTTAATATTTTGGCCCTTTGAATTTTAAAAGCCTCGTAAATTGCGAGTACTCCATCCACGATCAAAACATCACTAT